CTACTTGACCAAGTAGCGAATCACGCCCTGTCCAAAATGAATCACGGTCAGAATCACTAAAACCCGAACCACAGTTAACTCGGATTGCCTTGTCATCATCCACACCTTCCAAGACCAATGCACCAAGTTTGCCCACGTTGCGCCCAGTCCCCTCCTCCACCTCAACGACTTCCAATGATACTTCGATGAAAGGTTTTTGTTTAAGCCAACTAGCTGACCTTTTACATTCATATTTTGCCTCTGGATCCTTAATCATAATGCCTTCAAACCCACGTTCAATTGCATCTTGGTTATATTGCTTAAATTGCAACTCTCCTACATAACTATCCAAATCAATTTCTTCTTGTGGAATAACGTCAATATGTCCTACCTTATCAAATACTGCCTTCATACTGCGCAGAAGATTGCTACGACGACGCTGTCCCAACACACTGCGTCCTGCTTGGAACTCACTGAGAGGAAGGATGTCAAACAACATAAGACGAGCGTCTCCAGCCTGCACATTGTCCTTACGATGCACCTGCTTCATTAATTCTTGGAAACTGGAACTAACAATCTCACCATCTAACACCATGCTGCGCTCAATAAGGTCAATATTTGACAGCAGGCTATCTGTAATGTGCGTAAAGTTTTCTAACACTTTACCATTACGACTATATTGAGTAACTGTGCGGCTTTCGCAATCAACAATAGTAAGAATACGAACACCATCTAATTTGGGTTCGAGCAGTTTCTTACCTGTTATTTTCTTTTCGTGATTAGCACCATCATGTGCCAGCATACACTCAAATACAGGCACAGCATTCTTTTTCACTTTGTTTACAGTTTTTTCTGAAACACCACAACGGAGGTCCTTGATAAGGATACGGCGATACCAATCATTCCATTGCGATTTGGTGCTGGCTGATAAGGCCAATTCAATAGCATCTCTTGCCGCATCACCCGTAAGTTCACGAGTCCTAAGTAGGTCAAGTAATTTCTTAAAGGCATCCCAAGGTAGTCCCTGTCCGTCTGGACCACCATGACTGGGAACTTTTTTTACACCAAAGGTGATATATGGGCTAAGGGCATATCTAAACCCTTCGAATAGTTCTTGGTTATCATGTTGGGCTTCTGCCTCAATAATAGCCTCTTTGTTAAGACGGCTGCTGTGTTCTTCAAGTGAACGAATAATGGAATCGCAATGGCTCATGTCAGTGATTTTAAGTAGTTACGATTCTATTATTATACAGAAAAACTTGCGGGTTGTCAAGTGGTTTTACACTGAAAATGAACTACCACACCCACATGTAGTCTGTGCATTTGGGTTTTTTATGCTAAAGGCTGCACCTTCCAGACCTTCTTTAAAGTCAATTTCTGCGCCTTCCAAATACTGCATACTCATGCTGTCTACCAAAACTTTAAAAGATCCCACAGGTAATTCCCAGTCATCCTCTGCTTGATCTTCGTCAAAAGTAAACCCATAACTAAATCCACTACAACCTCCACCCTGGACAAAGGTACGCAGTTTGAGATCTGGATTGTTTTCTTCATTTAAGAGTTCTATAATGCGTTGTTTGGCAGTTTCTGTTATCTGTATCATACTTGTATTTACCTGGTAAATATGCTATTATAACAAAAAAGGAGAAACTATGTCTTATTCTGCACAAGTTATAGACCATTATGAAAACCCACGCAATGTTGGTAGTTTTCCTAAGGGTGATAACAGTATTGGAACTGGCATGGTCGGGGCCCCGGCCTGCGGTGATGTAATGAAACTACAGATTAAAGTAGAAGACGGCATTATCACTGATGCAAAGTTTAAGACCTATGGCTGTGGCTCAGCGATTGCTAGTAGTTCACTAGTTACAGAATGGGTAAAGGGCAAGACATTAGACGAGGCCGGAGGTATTAAGAATACTCACATCGCACAGGAGTTAGCCCTACCCCCAGTAAAAATACACTGCTCAATATTAGCAGAAGATGCAATTAAGGCTGCGATAAATGATTATCGACAAAAGCATGACAGTATCTGACATTGCCGCAGAAAAAATTAAATCTCTATTAGAGAAGCGCGGTAAAGGCGTAGGTATTAAAATCGGAGTGAAGACCACAGGCTGCTCCGGGTTAGCCTATGTACTTGAATATATAGATAGGTTAGACGAAACATTGGCTCTGTACCAGAGTAACGGTGTTATGGTTTTTATAGATCCTAAACATCAGCCCTATCTAGCAGGCCTACAAATAGACTATCAACGTAAGGGACTGAACGAAGGGTTTGAATTTATCAATCCCCAGGAAAAGGATCGTTGCGGTTGTGGAGAAAGTTTTACAGTATGAAGCCTTGGTCTAGAGAAGATACTCGTAAATGGATAGGTAGTCTAGAAACTAGAATAAGCGACATAGATCATTTCTTAGAACAAACGCTACAATGGTGCGAACAAAATGACGTAGTTGAGACACGCAGGGTAGCAGCCTGCTGTATCTTTACCTGTATTTGGGTATCTGCCATGCGCGGCGAATCTATTACCTACACAGAATTGATGGAGATCCTTGATCTTAATATAGTAGGGGAATTTGATGACAAGACCTATAACTTCGGGGACAACTTTAAGGGAGTTGATCTTGAGACTATGCTTACTATTGTCAGTCAAATGGAGTTGGATTTTTAACGACCGTCGTAGTCTTTTACAGGGCCACCATGTATTGTGCTTTTCATTCGCTTGCCCTTTAATTTTACACCAGAACCCTTCTTACCCTGCTTACCAGTTCCCGCAGTATGATCTGAGTCATGCTTAAGTAGACCATGGCTAACACATTGGCTATAACGTACATTACTTAGGCGGCTATGTCCTACAGAGCATTGGCTGGCTGTAGGAGCAGGCAGTTTCTTTTCTAGTAATTCTTCTATACGCATAGAACTATTTATTTGAACAGTATCAAACTCATTATAACAGTTTGAGCACAAAAGCCCAAACATATTGTGGCAATGTTGATAAAGTTGCGCTCAATTAGGTTCTTAAAAAATAGCGTGATCAATCCACTCCAAACAAAGATCATAAGATCAACTGGAGGCAGTTTATCGTTCTGTGTGAGTAGTACAGCCAGTAGAGTTGGTATACTGGCAAAGTGTAACAAAACGATAGTGAGCCAACCTAGTGTATTAGCACTAAGAGTACCGATATGACTCCTTAGGAAATTCACAGCAGTTAAGGGCAAATTCGCAAAAAACTCTATTACTTTAGCGATCATATCAGTTCCTTATTTGTAAAATATATGCCGCCCAATATGAGCGACCTTTGTCTTTTTCCACCCGGGATTTATGTAGTCAGCATGAAAGTATAGAGCATCATGTAGACTGGGTAATCTAAATCCTTCCAACAGCACTTTCTTTGCTACTTCCATACTTTCTTCGTAGATGGAACCATTCTTAGGCTTTGCCGCAGACACACGATCGCAGACCCAACTAAACTGGCAAAGAACCTTTTCATAAAATATGTTCTTTTGATAGACCACCTTACAGATATCACCAGAAAACTGTCCACTATTTGCTCTATTTAAAGTAACCTGTGCAACAGCGACCTTGCCTTCAAAAGGTTCGTTGCCAGCTTCGTAATAGATATTTCTTGCCAAACAAGCAAGTTGTTTTTCACGTACCTGCATGGTTATGGAATTTTCTTGCACTGGTTTAAAATAATCTAACCTTTTGGCAAAAGTCCATTTAAGTAATTCGACACAAAAATATGCACCAATTACCATTAGTACAATTAATATACTAGTAACTATAAATTTTGGGACGCAGCTAACCTTCTCCGCTCCTTGATTTAAAAGTTCAGTCATAAATTCTCCTTTCGGTGTAAAGGACACTTAGTGGCGTAAACCATTATAGCATCTTATTTGAATTGTTGCAACTAATTCGACTGTGGAATTATGGGCAGCACTGGGCTGAATAGAGAGTTTGATTTGTTTGCAGTTCTTGAACTGTTGACGAAGGATCAATAATATTAGCGACTTCAACCGCTAGATCATTCATGATACTTTGGTTATAACCTTCGTCTATTGCACTTCGGATAGCTTCTCCATATTTGTTATTAGCGCAAGCAGCACGGACGAAATCACCGTAACCTAGACCATTGCTATTATCGTGTAAATCGGCTAGTTCTACCACAAAGGCTGCACTTTGAGCTGCTGAACCCAAGGTGCTAGCAGGATCGATATTGGCCAAACGCTGATTGACCTTTTCATTGATTAAAAGATTGAGTATTCGATTAAACTCGGCACTAGCAGTATTTAATCCTTCAACAATGTTTGCATTGCTGCTAGACATTAGACTTTTGGCCGAATTTATTATTAATTGTGCACTGGTACTATCAGAGTTAGCAGAATAACGCTGTTGATAAGCTAGGTTAAGTGCTGCTAATAAACTTTGCCCTTCAGCGTATGTCAGTAATTGCTCGTGCACTTCTAACAAAGTTGCCATGCTCTGATTATATTTAAATCCAACAAAACTACCAAGTACATCGCCCATGGTCGGATTATTAAAAACACCGTTCCCTTGACCTAAAGTTTGTTCAAGACCTTCTAAACTAAAGGCCTCACCATAAGATTGTGAATCAGTGGCCAACACAGGTAGATGTTCTAGAGCTGGCTGTCGGAATTTACTCATAGCTTGACCTAGTTCACCTAGATTGTTTATTCTCGGGCTAACACCAAACACTGCTACTAATTTGTCCTGCAATGCATCTAAACTAGGTATAAGTGTCTTAGCGTTAGGACCAAATAAAAAATTAATGTCAAACAAGTCACCAAATTGAGTTAACGGACGTCCTGAACCAGACTGGAATGACACAGATTTAGCGATCTTATTGACATTAGTATGACTGATTTTATTTAAAATATGAATTAATGTTCGATCAAAGATCGAACTGTATTCGGTGATACTGATATTTTCGCTGTTCAAAGCATCAGCTATAATTTGTGTATACCCTAAAGTTAACAAATGATCAATTAGGCTGGATGGTGTAAAACATTTACCAAGATCTTGAGCATTGAACATGTTGCCAAATTGTGTAATGTTTTTGCACAATTCCTGATAGGCTTGACTGCCTATATCACTAAATTGGTTTGTGATGCCCATGGTAATGAGATCATCCATAGTTTCAAATAAAAAACCCAGATCTTTATTTTGTATGCTTTTTTGTCTTGCCGTATATAGTAAACTCAAGGATTCATAACTATTCACACAAAAAACATAAGCGCCCTGAATGTGATCTACCAATCCCATAACACCATTTTTAGTCAGACTCTGCGCCTGTTCTAACACATCATTTAAAAGATTGTTACCAATAATTGTTATGTTACCAGGGATCTTGCTGCGTTGAGCAGAATCTAAATATCCTGTAATAAAAGATGGAAGTTGTCGTACCGCAGCGACAACCAGTGGACCATTGTTATTAAGACAGCGTTGACTTGCACTACTCAGACCTGTACCGCCAAAATCGTTTACCAATTTAACTAATTCTGAGTTTATGGACAGTCCTTCCTCAACATTAGTGTTGGTCATTGAATTACTTTTAATCAATCCAGATAGAGCTAAGATTTGTGTCAACGTTAATTGGTTGGCCACTGGTTATTCCTTAGTAACTGCTGTCTTGGGATCAACACATTTGATAGGACAACCACAGCTGGCTTTATGTCCTTCACGAGCAGCAGGTTTATATTCGACTAAAATTTTATCAGCGCCTTCAGCAATTACTACTTTCTTACCATGTTTGTCTTTGCCATGCGGGGCTACCGAATCACCCTTTCTAGCCATTGGCGAATCATTTAAAATTACCTTAGACGCTCCGCTGATAATTTTTCCTTTACCGGCGAAGTCTTTGTCTTTTCTGCTCAGTGGCTTACTCAATTTTTACTCCGCAGTGGTAACCTTGATATAGTGGTCACGCATGGGTTCATGAGTGCGGCATATGGTAATAACGTGGTTGTCTTTGTAAAATAAGTTTTCCTTTTCAGGATCTAAACCAAACATAGCCTGCACCAAACCTATGCCATCGGCACTGGTAATTACCACACAAGGCTTTTTCAGTGAGTAGCCGGCGTTATCATGCTCACGCAACTCTCCTACTATTTCGTCGCCGGATACTAGTTTAAGATTTATAATATCTCCTATACTATATTTGTTTTTTTCGATTAGCATTTGATCATCCTCTAAGTTGTTGAAAAACTGTGTCATCTAGTGCACTGAGACCTTTAAATCCTTCTACAAAAACTGTGCCATCTTTGTAGATCTGAGGTACACTACGATGTCCTTGTGCAATTAGAAACTCTCGAGCAGTAGAATCTAAGTCAATACGTACTTCTTCAAACTGCACGCCTTTGGTTTCCAGCAGGTATTTGGCTTTATCGCAGAATGGGCAATTGGCTTTGCTGTAAATAGTTAACATTATTGTTCAGCCTCAATGTTAGTTAACATTATTGTTCAGCCTCAATGACTACACCATCACCAGCCAGCTCTTCGGCCACACTGATCAAGCTGTCAATAAATTCTGGTGTAGCGACTTGTTTGCTTTCTTTACCTACTTTGATAAGTTTAGATATCTTTAACACTATAACTTCTTCATGTATTTTGGTACTCATACTTATATCCTTTTTGATTAAATTTTAGTCACTGTAATTGTCATAGTTGAATTTGGATAGGCATTGGCATACAAAGGCACGAATGTTGATGTGACAAAAGCATTTACACTATTCAGCGTATTGGTAGTTACTAATGTTACAGTTGCTACGTTACCTACATCTCTAATTAACTGGCTGACACGAATTAATAGATAATTTTCTATCAATGAATCAACTAAAGCCATACAAATTAAATATTGGCTGTAGTGGTTGTGGTTGTGGTTGTGTTAGCTGTTGTAGTAGTGGTTGTAGTAGTAGGTGCAACAGTGGTTGTAGTCGTAGTCGTAGTGCTAGAAGTAGTGGTAGTTGTAGAAGCATTGTTCACCACAGTCCAGCCACTGGTAATATCATCAACTTCAACAATTAATCCTTCTAGCCCAGACCCATCATACAAATTACTAATAAATGTACCAACCTGTGATACAAGGTTCGAAGTTATAAATGTAACATTAGAAACCGAATCTGTGTCTCGAATCAGTAGACTGATTCTAACCAGCATACGTTCTTCATCAATCTTTGCCATGAATTCTCCTTAAATTTCGGGCAATTCAGCGTAATCTACAGACTCTGACATAACACCAATAACATAATTTGTACTTTCAGATTCCTGTAAGGCCGTTTGTTTTTTATTTATGTTAACGTGTTTGTTGAACCAAGGAATCGGGGTACTTTTTGGGTGATCTTCGGTATACTTAATACCGATATCACGTAGGCGAGTAAATGCGGTATAATCTACAAAATCGCATAGAATTTGGCTGTTTAAACCTATTACTACGCCTTTTTTGAACAAATATTCTGCCCATGTCTTTTCTTCACGTATGACATCCATGTACATGCTGTAGACTTCATCACGACAAGCCGCAGCGGCCTCGGCGAAACGAGCATCGTCCTTTTGAACTTGGTTAATGATATAGGCGGTCCACTCGGCATGTAGTATTTCATCTTGCAGAATTAGTGCAATAATATTGCCGTTGCCAATGAATATACGATTTTCCACCATGGCCAAGCTGGTGGCAAAACTTACCATAAAG